AAAAGAGCTTGAAAATTGTCAACAGGGTAAATAAATGATATAATTCCTTTAGCAAGAGTACAAGAAAGGGAATAAATGATAAACGAGGTTGTGATGAAAGTTATCTTAACAGTTGTGGGTTTTATAACAACTGGTGTGTTGGGTTATTTAGTGGCTAAAGTAAAAGAGTACAGGGCGAAAGATACCAATCAAGAAGAGGCTTTGAAATGCCTTTTAAGAAGTGCAATAACTAGCAAATATTATGTTTACACTGAACTAGGGACAATTCCCACTTATGAAAAAGAGAACTTGACTTATATGTACGAGCAGTACAAACGAATGGGTGGCAATTCTTACATAACTACAATTATGGAAGAGATTGAGAGATTACCTATTAAAAAATAGGGGGTGTTATTTTGGAAAATGATAGTTTCGCTATGGATTTATTAAAAGATTATAAAAAGCAAAACAAAAGACAATTTATTATTATTCTAGTGATACTTGCTATGTGGTTCGTTACAGTTGGTTATTTGGTTTATGTTTTAAATGATATTGATACAGTTGATGAAAGTAGTATTGATATACAAGATGTAGAAAATATAGATAATTCTCATATAAAGATAGGTGATGATGTATGGGAAAAATCAAAGTAAGCAGAACAAGAACTAAATATCGCAAATCAAAGACTGTTAAAGATAAGCATGGTCGCAGAAGATGTAAAACTTGTCAAAGGTTTTTGTAATGCTAAAAATAGAATTTACCAATGAAGAAATAAATATTATAAAATCAAAAATTCATTTCACACCACTGCAAGAAAGAATAATAGATTATAGGCAAGATGAATATTCGATTACTAAAATGGCAATGCTAGAAAATTGTAGTGAATCTACAATTAATAGAGAAATAAAGAAAATTAAAAATAAAATGAAAAAGGTAATTTGAAAATTATCTTTTTTTGTGATATAATTATATTGTTCAAATAGCATTAAGAGTATTTATATGTGAGTATTGGGGCTATTTGAACACTAAAACCAGTACTTACATATAAGTACTCTTTTTGCGTATAAAGGAGAGTGATAATATGTTTGAACAAGTAGAAGTTAATAGCAAGAGGTGGTTTGATCCAGAGCCATTATTAAATGAAGAATTTAAAGACATAAAAGAATTTGAAAGCTTATATCAAATTAGCAATTATGGTAGAGTTAAATCATTAGAAAGAAGAACTAAACATTTTAATAGATTTAAAGTATGTGATAGATATATTCCAGAAAAAGTTTTAAAATGCTGTTATGATAAAGATAAGTATCTAATAGTAACTTTATACAAAGATAAAATAAGATATTGGAAAAGAATTCATCAAATAATGGGATATACATTTCTTAATAATGATGGAAATTTTATTGTTAATCATAAAGATTTAAACAAACAAAATCCTAGAATTGATAATTTAGAATTATGTACTGATTATGAAAATAGACAACATGCAAAAAACAATGGAGCAGTAAGGAAAGGAAGAAAGTTAGTAACATATAATAATTGTGAAAGTGTAGTATATAATGACATAAAAGATTTTGCTAAAAAAAATAATTTATCTTATGGTATGGCAACATATTATATATATAAAAAGAAAATTTGGAATAATTATAGTTTTAAATTTATAAATGGCAAAAATTAGATATTTTTAAGATAGAAAGTCGAAATTTTGACTTTCTTTTTTTATGCGAAAATTTAATCAAGAGGAGGGAATAATACCAATGAACAGTAGTAAAACACTTTTATTGTATTCTCTCCTTTTATTTGTTTAAAAGGAAGGTGAAATAAATGTATAACAATCCATATATGGTTTCATATCCTAATGGTTACAATCAACAAGAAATTTATGACAGGATAGATGGACAAATAAGCCAACTGCAACAAATGAAAAATCAAATGAAAAATAATCAAAACCAACAACATACACAACAACCGGCTATAAATCAAACATTTCAATTAGCTCCAAATGGTGCAGGTGGAATTAGATATGTTAACTCAATTGAAGATGTTAGCAAGGAAACAATATTTGTCGACACACCATTTTTTAGTAAAGATTTATCAGTTTTATGGATTAAAACACCTAGTGGCGATATAAAAGCATACGAGCTTAATGAAATAGTTCAAAAAGACGAAAAAGACCTACAAATAGAATTTTTAATGTCACAAGTAAACGAATTGAAAGGAATGATTAATAATGTTTCAAATGTTACAAATGATGATGAACCAGAAGTTTCAACAGATACCACAGGGAATGATGAATCAGTTGGAACAACAACTAAAAAGAGTAAATCCACAAGCATACAAAGAGTTTCAACAAGCAAGAAAGAATAATGATGATCCTAACGAGTACTTAAACAGGGTTGTAAACGGATTTAATCCTCAACAACAACAACAATGGAATAATATGATGGGGCAATTTACAAATCAAAAAAAATAAGGCTAGAAGCCTTATAGGAGGGTATTTTGCTAGATAAAGTACTCCCCTATAAGTTTTCTAGCGACTTAAATAAAAAGAAAGGAGATAGAAAAAGATATGAATGGAAATGGTATTCAACCAACAGTAGAATTAGCTACAACAAATGGAAACAACGGACTTTATCCATACCCAGTTTATCCAATGATGGGTGGATTTGGAGGAGGTTACGGAAATAGTGGCTTCTTCGGTGGCGATGGAATTTGGATTTTAATTTTATTCGCTTTACTATTTGGCAATGGTGGTTGGGGTAACAACGGCGGATTCTTTGGTGGAAATTCATTCGACAATGGATACGCTTGGTTATCTAATGGACAAAAAGAAATCATGAACAACACAAACAATGGTTTCGACACATTACATTTAAGCAATCAAATTGAAGGAGTTCGTGATGGTATTTACGGAATTTCTAATCAATTATGTAACTGTTGTGCAGATATTAATAGCAATATTTCAAATGGATTTGCTAATGCAGAAGTAGCCGACAACGCTCGCCAAATTGCAAACATGCAACAAGCATTCAATTCTCAAATTTCTACACTTCAAGGATTCAACAATATAGGAAGTAGACTTGATGATTGTTGTTGCGAAAATCGCTTAGGACTTGCAAATTTAACATCAACAGTAATAAGCGAAAATTGTGCAGATCGTGAAGCATTAAGCAACGGAATTCGTGATATTATTTCTAATCAAACTGCTTCTACACAACGCATTTTAGACCAATTATGTAACGACAAGATTGACGCTAAAAATGAAAAGATTGCAGATTTACAAAGAGAAATATTAATGAAAGACTTACAAGCTAGTCAAGTTGCTCAAACAGCTGATTTAAGAGCAAATAATGCAGTAGTTGCAAATCAGTTAGTAAGTGAACTTCGCAGTTGCCCTATTCCTGCTCAACCAGTATATGGCAATCAACCTATATTCACATGCCCTGCTAACTATAATGGTTGCGGTTGCGGATACAACACAACAAGTCAATTTATTTAAAAGCAAATAGTCGATTACGACACACTCGATTACGAGAACTTGCTAACAAGAGGATAGGCACGTTCTATCCTCATTTTTTTATTATGAAAGGAGAAAGATAAAATGATACAAAGTGTACAAGAATTACCTTTAATACTACCTACAAATACGAGTGATATAACTTTTTCAAACGACGAGTTAAGAACTAGAAGTGCAACTTGCCAAGGTTGGTTAAATCATACCGAGGGAACAAGCCAATACACTATTTTAGGAAGTGGGAACTGTTGCCAACCAAGTGTTTATAGAGTGACATTTAATGCGAACGTAACTGGTGCTACTGCGGGTTCTATTGAAATTGGTTTAAAAGAAAATGGAACTGCCGTTGTTGGTGCTAGCGTTAATGAAGTAGTTACACCTGATGAATATCAAAATGTTTCATTTACTAAATTAATAAGACTATGCCCACGTGAAAATGTTACTTTAACAGTTGGTTCTGTTCCTGCGGTAAGTGGAGTAACTCCCGCTATCGAAACAGTTGCTCCAACTATTAAAAACGCAAATCTAATAATAGAAAAAGTGCGTTTCTAATATGAACAATAACAACTTTACTAACAACTTGTCATTGTGGTTGCAGTTGTTGAATTTGCAAATATTGTTTCAAGATTTTAACAATGGCGATCTAATGAATGAATTGCAAAGACAAGACAAGGAATATTTAGAAAAAATAATAAAACAAAATGAAGAAATAATTGAACTCTTGAAAGGAGGGATAACTCATGAATGAAGAAGAAAAAAAGACGTCAATTGAAGAAGATGTAATAGAGTTAGTTAAGCCTTCAATAGAAAAGATAAAAAAAGACGGATTGAACACAACTAACCTAGAATATCTTTACAAATTAATGAAGATAAGACACATAGCAAAGGAGGATATGGATATGTACGGAGAATATGGAAATTATGGTCGTGGACATAGACCGGGATATGACAGTTATGGACGTGACGAATATGGACGTGGAAGTTATGGAAGAGATTCTTACGGAAGAAGAGGATATGATACAAAATATCGTGGCGATGAGTACATGGGAAGAATGTATGATGAATATGGAAGATACATGGAAAATCGTGAGAGATACGGAGCAGGTGAAGAAACTGACAAGAGCTTTCATTATATGGTAAAAGCACTTGAGGACTTTATTATGGTACTAAAAGAAGAAGCAGAAACTCCACAACAAAAGCAACAATTAATGCAATCTTTACAAAATAGTATGAGATAGTATGTATAAGTATTATAATGCAAATGCTTTAAATAAATATGAGGACGACTGCGTTATTAGAGCTATTTCGTGTGCTACTAATAGATCGTGGGACTATGTTTACGATTATTTAAGCGACATAGCTCAATATGAAGGTACTTTACTTGATAAAAGGGAATTTGTGCAGAACTATTTAGATAGAACCTATCAAAGGTTAGACGGAATTCATGGGAGTGTAGGATATGTATCTTCAATGTTCCCTGACAATACTTTATTAATAACAATGCGAGGGCATATTACTTGTAGTAAACCAAATCAATATGGAGTACCAACGATTTATGACACTTTTGATTGTCGAGATAGAGAAGTAGAGTATGTATGGCTTGTTAGTTAAAAGGGTGCAATTTTGCATTCTTTTTTATTTATGATATAATTTAGTCGGTGATTTTATGAAAATTGCTATTGATAAAAATAGTATTAGTGCAGTTAAAAATAATAACGAATACATTTATTTGTATAATGATGAATCACTTGAAGATTTATTGAGTAAAAAATTACATTGTGTTTATTATAAAAATTGTAATTGGGTTGATATTAATTTGAGTGGCTTTGACATTGATTGCTTAAAAAAGTCAAGTATTAATGAAGTTGATTATGATAAACTTCCTGATAAAGTAGACTATAAATATGCGATTATAGTTCCAAATTGTAATAATGATCGTGGAGAATATAATGGAAAGTCGTTTTTAAGAAACTGCATTGAAAGTATTTTAAATCAAAATTATAAAAATTTTGAATTAGTGATTGTTGATGATTGTTCTAATGACACATCAGTTGAAACAATAAAAGAGTATTTAAAAGAAGATAAAAGAATACATCTTATTCAAAACAAAAGAAAAAGATACAATGGTGGAAGCCGAAATGTAGGAATAGATTATTGTTTAGATAATTTGGACTTTGATTATTTTGCGTTTTTAGATAGTGATGATTGGTGGAAAGATAACGATGTATTAAAATTAATAAATAGCAGATTATATAATCATGATATGGCATTATTGGGAATGGAATTAATTGACAAAAATGGCGTGTTTATGACAAAATTTCATGAATACAATAATTATGAAGATTTCTTTTTAAGCGATAGAAAAGTTTGGTGTACTGCTTGGGCTAGAGTAATAAAAAAAGAAAAAATAGTTTATTTTTGCGAAGATACACTCATGGAAGATAGAGTTTGGAGTTATAGACAAGCCGACCAAATAGATGATTTGAATAAGATAGTAAATATTAAAAAAGTTTGCTATGTATGGAATAGAACTAATACAACAAATAGTGTTTCGATGGTAAGGAATAGCTATTGGGACGCAAGTGCGTGGTGTCACATAGGACATCAATTACAATTACTAGACCAATTGAAACATCAAGAAATGATACCAATTTTAAAAGATAGAATTAAAGTTTGCATTGATAAAGCAAATCGTGGAACTTATCAACAATATTAGGAGGGATAAAATGATAAAAGTTGAAGTTTTAGAAGATTTTAATTTAAAGGCATTTGATGAATTAAAAAATATTGTAAGAAAGACAACTAATAATGAAAAAAACAAATTATATCAAGGCGATATTTTTGAATGTGATAAAGAAATGGCAGATTATTTATTAGGAAATAATGTTTTAAAAAGAGCAGTTGTAAGAGTTATTGAGGTTGAACCTGAAGTTATAATTAATGAAGAAAAATTAAAAGAAGTTATTTCAAACAAGCCTAAAAAGAAAAAATCAAGCAAGAAATAATCTTGCTTTTTTTGTGCAATTTGACTAATCAATTAATTATGTTATAATTTTGTTGAATTCCAATAGGAATAATATGTCGAACTTGCAGACACAAAATGCAAGGGTTATACTCCAACTTAAAAGAGTATAAAGAAAGGGTTTATATGGAACAAGAAAATGTTCAAAATGTAGAAACTGAAACTACAACTACTGAACAAGTAGAAAACAACAGTGAACAAGTTGTAAAGACATTTACACAAGATGAAGTAAATGCAATTGTTAAGGAGAGACTTGCAAAAGCTCAAAAAGGTATACCTAGCAAGGAAGAATTAGCAAAATACAACGAATGGAAAGAAAGCCAAAAAACTCAACAAGACAAGTATGATGAGTTAGTAAAAGAGGACAATAATAAGTCAAATACAATTTCTAGCTTGCAAAAAGAAAACATGGTACTAAAATCAGGAATTACTGATAGTGACGAAGTTGAATTTATTGTTTATAAAGTTGGAAAAATGGAAGGCGACTTTGAAGATAACCTTAAAAACTATTTGGCAGAAAATCCAAAATTTACAAAAAAACAAGAAACAAAAGCAACTGACATTGAAAATAAATCAAGTTCGGTTGCAAAAGAAAGTGGTGTGATGGCAATATTAAAGTCAAGACACCCTGAACAATTTCAATAAAAAAGGAGAGATGAGAAATGGCTAATCCAATAGCTATAAATGGTACTCACAAAAGACGTGAGACTTATGCAACTGAAGTTTTAGCAATGGCTAAATCTAAAGTTAATATTTATGAAGATTTTTCAACTGATTATGAAATTGATGGAGCAACTGGAGCAATCAAAGTTCCTACAAGAAGCGATCAAGTAACAATCAGTGATTATGATGTTTTAAATGGTGTTCAATTAACACAAAGTGCTACTGACTATGTAGATTTACCAGTAGACAAAAACTATGCAATCAATGAATTAATTGATGGATATGAAGCAGAAGCAGTTCCTGACAACATTCGTGCTAATAGAATTGAAGCTGCTGGATATTCTTTAGGATTAAAGAAAGAAAATATGGCAATTACTGCTTTAGTTAATGATGGTACAACTTCTACTGATACTACTGCATTAACTGAACAAACTGCTTACAAAAAAATTGCCGCAGAAGTAAGCAACATGAAAAAGAGAAACATGGAATTATCACAAATGAGAATAGTAGTAAGTGCAGATACTGAATTATTACTATTAACTGATGAAAAATTTGCAAATACTTCTGGACAATTAGGAGCAGAATTAGTTCGTGAAGGTGTTATTGGTAAAATTAATGGTGTTCCAGTAAAACCAAATTATTTATTACCAGAAAACGTTGAATTTATTATCTACGATAAGAGATTCATTCAAAAATATGAAGTTTGGGCAGTTGAACCAACTATCAAAGATATTCAAGACGATAAACATATCGGTGCTTCACATTTAGTTGGACGTGAAGTTGGTGGCTTAAAAGTTACTAACGCTTTAGGTGTTCAAATTAAAACAGCTGGGGCAGTAAGTCTTTAAAATAGAGGAGGGCATTTATGGAATTTGAAGGACAATACCTAACTTATGAGGAATACAAAGCTTTAGGTGGAACTTTAGACCTAATGCCTTTTAATGTATTAGAATTTGAAGCTAGAAGAAGAATTGACGAGCCAACACATAATAGATTAGTCGGTGGAGAAAACATTCCTACCGAGGTAAAAATGTGCGAATTTAATATAATAAATAAAGTATTAAAGGCTTATGAAGAAGAAATAAGTCGAGGCAAGTCAAGTGAAAGTGTAGGAAGTTATTCGGTAAGTTATAACAATGACATAAAGAAGGTTATTGAAAATAAGAATGCCGAAATACAAGATGTGATACTAACTGATCTATATGGTGTTGTTTATAATGGCGAGCATGTTTTGTATTGTGGGGTTTGATAATATGATGACTAATACAAAGATGAGTATTTTTAATAAATACACAAATCCAACTACAAAAGATGTGATTTATAAAAAACACTTAATAGACGAAGTATTTTGGGACGATAGCTTGGGAATAAATTTGAATATGGGTTATGAAAAGGCGGACAAAGTAAATATCTTTATTCCATTTGATAAAAATGATATGAGTGGTTATGTAGAGCCAAAGCAATATACCGGCGAAGGTTGGACAATCCAAAATGGGGATTTTATAATAAAGGGCGATGTCGCAGAAACACAAGTATCAGGAATAAAAGATTTAAAAAATTATGAATGCCTTGAAGTAACTGTTGTAGATGTTAAGGACTTTGGAAGTTATAATATGCAACACTTTGAAATAAGAGGGCAATAATGAGTTTAAGTATTAAATATACCCTAGAAGATTTTAATAAAAATAAAATTATTGATAAGTTTGGAATGCAAGATGGTGGGAACGCCGACTTGTTTCTAGCTAATACTTGTTTTAGAAGAATGCAAAAATATGTTCCTTTTGATACTGGAGCGTTGTCAACAACTGCTACTGTTAGGGCGGGGAGTGTAACTTACGAAATGCCTTATGCTCACAAGCAATACACTACAAACAAAGGAAAAGGTATAAGAGGTAAATATTGGGATAGAAAAATGGTTAACAATGAAAGAAACCTTGTCGCTAAAGAAGTAGAAAATTATGTTAAGAAACTGAAAGGAAGTAAGTAATATGATTGAAGAAATTAGAAAATATTTTTTAGAAAAAGTTACTCTTGCGGAAGAATTCAATAATATACTTGCGGATTTTCTAGGAGAAGAAGCAACTACTTATACAATCGAGCCTATTCCAATTGAGCCTAAATTAAGAACTTATGCGGACGGAAGCTATCTAGGACAACTTACATTTCAATTTGGAAGTCGAGAATTCTATGACGATAGCATAGCTCAAAATATATCTAATTTGGATTTCTATGAGAAATTTCAAAAAGAAATCGAGCAAAATAATTTAAAAGGTATTTTACCCGAAATTGACGGAATACAAAGTATCGAATGTTTAAGCAATGGAACGATACAAGATGTTCAAAATGGCGTGGCTAAATACGTAATACAAATGCGAATAACTTATTTGAAGGAGGTTTAAAAATGCCAAGAACTTTAGTAAAAAGAAGTGACAAAGTTTCTTTCTTTGGTAATACATCATCAGGTAGCGAAGTATTCAATCGTATGCGTGGATTTACTACTTTAAGTGGTTCTAAAAATCCAAGCGAATATTCAAGACAATATGTTGATGAAGAATTTGAAGTTACTGATGTTACTGGTTATTCTCCAAGTATTGAGTTTGGATTCGACCAATATAGTG